CGAACATTTTGTTTTGAATACGCAACTAGCTGTAGGCAATAGACTATACCAACTTTTGCATAATGGGCAAGTAAGGCTAGACGGTTACCAAGTAGACGGCGACGCAAGCTGCGAGCCTTTTGTAGACCGCTTTAGCAACAACCTAGCTGGCTGGGCAACTACTTTCGACATAATGATAAAAAATGACTTATTTATATGTTAAAAAATGTAAACAAAGTATTTAACGCTTTAGGTATAAACGTCGTTTCAAAGGCAAAAGCAAACCTAGCAAAGAGCAACAGCTCTGGCGCTTTAGCTGACAGCCTAGACTATAAAATAGACAACAGCGACCCAGACAACCCAAGGCTAAATTTTTACGCCGAAGACTACGCAAAGTTTGTAGACTTAGGGGTCCAAGGTAACGACCCCCAGGCTATGCCGCAAGGCTCACTAGCTAGGTTTAATAAGGCCCCAAACAGTCCGTACCAATTCGGTACAGGCAGCTATAGTGGTAGCGGTAGTTTACGAGGCGCTATTGACAAATGGGTAGTACAAAAAGGTATACCAAACGTAAGAGACGAAAAAGGAAAATTTATAAAACGTAAAAGTTTAGTTTTTTTAATATCTCGCAGCATCTGGAATACTGGAATAAAACCGACATATTTTTTTACAGACGCCAAAAACCAATACAGTAGGGGCGTACAAGCTAAACTAGCTTTTGCCTATGCCAAAGACTTAGACAGCGAATTTAAAAACCAAAGAAAAAAACGAAAACGAAAATAATATAATGGCAGACTTTAGACCTTTACGAAGTCCTATAACAATAGGCAATACAAACGCGTCTAGCTACCCTTTTGGCTTTACGACATCTAATATATTTATTAACGGCCAGCCGTCGCCTGTATTGTCATTACAGCGTACAGGTTTTTTAAACAATAATAAAAGCAGCTATTTTGAGTATGGCGAAATATTACGTAATTACTTAGACATAACATTTGACGGTACATACACTAGCCAAACTTTAGAAGTCTCTATAGGCTTTGAACAATGGGACAGCTCAAACCAACAAACACTATTATTTAGTACGACTGTAGCTTTTGAGGGGGTAGCTGGCTATACAGACTATAGAGAGGGCGACAACGTAGAATACACTACAGACCAGCCAGCCATAAGCACGACAAATTTATATATACCAGACGGCGTAGCTGGATATATACCAGTTTACGATACGGCAACGCCAGCAATTTTTTACAGTTCTTTTAGTGCTACGGCAACTTCGGTTACTATAGGCTCAACTGAATTTACAATAAATAGAATATGCGAGCCTAAATACCAAGACTACAAAGTTACTTTTGTAAATAAGTTTGGGGCGTTACAAGACCTTTATTTTTATTTAGTAAGACGAGACACTACAACGGCAAGCTCTGACACTTACAAAGCGCACAAAACAACGCCCACAGGCGGCTACGTAATTGAAGAGCATAGCAAAGAAACGTTTAACATAAAAGCTAACGACAAATTTATTTTAAATACGTGCTATTTAGACGAAACATACAACGACGTAATTACTGAATTAATGTTAAGCGAAAAAATATGGATAACAGAAAATTCGCAAGTATTGCCTATAAGAATAACTACGACATCACTAGAAAAAAAGACAACTGTAAACGACAAACTAATACAGTACACTTTAGAGTTTGAATACGCTTTTGACAAAATAAATAATATACTTTAATGCGCGAAGTACAAATAATAGTAGTAAACCCAAATAGCGGTAATTATGAGCGTCTAGAGCTTTTTAAAGACGAGACTATTTTATTGACCCAGACCATACAAAACGCTAGGGACATAGGCAGCATATTTACAGATTTTTCGCAGAGCTTTACGTTGCCAGCGTCAAAAAGCAATAATAAACTATTTGAGTTTTACTATAATAGCGACATAGAAACAGGCTTTAACGCAAACGACAAAAGAAGTGCGCAAATATTATTAAACGGCTCTTTGTTTCGTAAAGGCTTTTTAGCTTTAGACGGCGTAGAATTAAAACAAAACAACCCTTTTAGCTATAAGGTTACGTTTTTTGGCGAAACAGTAGACATAAAAAAACAACTAAAAGACTTAACGCTTAGAAATTTATTTGAGGCATACACAGCTTTAAACCATAATTACGACGTAAGCACAGTATCGCAAGGTTTAGTAACGTCTTTATTTAATGGCAAAATATGCTACCCTTTAATTTCGCATACTGAACGCTATTTTTACGACAGCAGCACGCATGCAAACGGCACCAGAAATTTACACTACGCTGGCAGCGGCGCATCTCAAAATCAAGGCGTAAATTTTAGAGACCTAAAACCAGCTATAAAAATTAACGAAATATTTAAAAGAATAAACGAAACTACAGACCTACAGTTTGATTTAACGACTGGCTTTTTAGCTTCAACAAACCAAGACTTTCAACAGTTATTTTTGTGGCTGTCTAGAGAGCGAGGCGCGCTAGGGCAGTCTTATACAGGTGGTCAATTATTCCAAGTAAATGTAAACAGTATTACTAACTTTTTCGCCGACGGCGGCAATTTGGGCGGTTTTGTACCGCCTTTAACGAGTTTTCAAGGTCAAACCACAAATACAGATATTGTTCTTAGTATAAATAATGGTATTATTAATATGTCGCCTAAAGCCTATAACTTATCGCTTTTTGGCGCATCTGACAGAGAGTTAAGGCTAGAATGGACCGTTACAAGTTCAAGTACATATAGTATGTACATGATAGATACTTTGACAAATGACATAGTATCAAGTAGGCAAAACGTAACAGGGACGCAATTTATAGCTTTCCAAATGGACGTCTTTTATATAATTAACCCAAACCCTGTAGCTGCGATACAGTTAAGAATAGAAACCGAAGACAGTAGCTTTGTAGCTACGGCTATGTCTTTAAGAGTTAAATATGTGTATTTTTTTCAAAACCAAATAAAAACAACTTACAGTAAAAGCACAACATTAGCGCCAGCCGCTTTAGTAAATGATATAGACGTAGCCCTACAAATGCCGTCTATAAAGGTTTTAGACTTTTTAACAGGCATGTTTAAAATGTTTAATTTAACAGCATTTTTTCAAGAAAACAATACAATAGCAGTACAGACTTTAGACAGCTACTATAACGGCGGCGTACAAAGAGACATTACAGACTATGTAGACGTAGACAAGAAAAACGTAAACTACCCTATACCTTACCAAGAAATAGCCTTTAGATATGAAAAACCAAAAACTTTTTTAGCTATTAATTTTGAAGAGATAAACGGCTACCAATTTGGCAACCTAGAAAATAGTACACAAAACCAAGGCGTTACACAGACCGACAGAGGTAAAAAATACGTAGTCAAATTACCGTTTGAAAAAATGATATACGAGCCTTTATTCGATCAAAACGGCGGTACGGCTCAAAATATACTATACGGCTATACTGTAGACAAAGACCGTAACCCTGTAGCTGTAATGCCTTTAATATTTTACAGACGCAATACAAATTCTACAAACGGCTACTCTATACAAGACCTAGGCGGAAGCAACCAGGCGGCGCAACGCCAAACATATAACAGACCTAGTAATAGCTATTTTCAAAGGACATTAAATTTTAATGCCGAAGTAGACGAATTTACAGGCTCAGTAAAACCGCAAAGTTTATTTAATAATTATTACAGAAATTATATATCATCACTTTTTAGTAGACAGCGTAGACTTGTAAAAATTACCGCTTATTTGCCACTTAGTTTTTTACTAGAGTATAGCTTAAAAGACGTTTTTATAGTCAATGGTAGGCTGTATAATGTAAACAGTATAAAGACAAATTTACAAGACGGTAAAAGCGAAATAGAAATGTATAACAAAATAGAAATTAGCTAAATGTTAAATTTAATACTAGAAATGCTAAACCAGGCAAACGGCGAGACTGAAAATATACGTATTGCGCAAGGCAAAAACAAATTACCTACAACCCTAAAAGACGGATATAAAAAACTTAAAAAGCAAAGTAAATGGGCATTGAAAAAATAGGGGTAGAATTTCAAGTAAACGGCAAAGAGGCTGTAAAACAAATTAAAGATACCGCAAAAGCTCTAGACAACTTTAATAACGAGCTAGAAAAAAACCGCGAGGGCATGCAGATACTGGACCAGCTGACAGGCGGCGCAGTATCGCAATTTCAAGACTATAAAAAAAGTGTAAAAGGTGGCATAGGTGCTATAAGAAGTTTAAGCAAAAGTTTTAAAGGCTTAAAGGCTGCAATAATATCTACAGGTATAGGCGCTATTGTAGTAGCTTTAGGTTTAATTGTAGCGTACTGGGACGATATAAAAGAGCTAGTAAGCGGCGTAAGTAAAGAGCAAGAAGACCTACTCGAATTACAGCAGCAGAGCGTAGCACAAAGCCAGGCGGCTAGCGACGCAATTAGCGCAACGTCAAATACTTTAAAATTACAGGGCAAAAGTGAACGCGACATACTTAATTTAAAAAAGGCCCAAACCGACGAAACTATAGCAGCTTTAGAGGCGCAACTTATTACACAAAAAGAAATTAAAAAAGCGCAAGTAGAGAGCGCAGAGCGAAACCAAAATATAGCAAAAGGTATTATAGGGTTTTTATCTACGCCTTTATTAATTATTACAGGCCTTATAGACGGTATTACAAACAGTTTAGCAAATTTAGGTATAATTGACGAGGCTACAAGTTTGACCGAAGACTACCTAGAGACTACGTCTTCGTTATTATTTGACCCAGAGGCAGTAGCTGGCGCAGCAGACGAAACAATAAAAGAAACCGAAGACCAGCTAACTAAGTTAAAAAACACTAGAGACGGTTTTATACTACAGCAACAGGCCCAGGATCAAAAAGCCGCAGACGACGAGCTACAAAAGAAAAAAGACGCAAACCAAAAGCTACTAGACGAAGAAGAGGCATTTCAAAAAAAGCTAGCAGACATAAAACAAAAAGACTTTCAAGACCAGCTAGCAATGATGCAGCGTATTGAAGACGCAGAAAACGCATATTTTGACAGTAAACTATCAAAAGAGCAGCTAGAAGAGAACGCAGTAAGAGAAAAATATTTTGCGCTTATTGAAGCGGCAAACGAGTACGGCCTGTCTACGGTAGACCTAGAGGCGGCCCAAAATGAAGAGTTACAAGCAATAAAAGACGAGGCAGCAGCTAGAGACGAGGCAAGAGACGAGGCGTTAAAAAAGCAAAGACTGGCAGCAGTAGGCGACACTTTCGGTCAAATAGCTAGTATTTTAGGTAAAAATAGCGCAGCTGGTAAGGCGGCAGCTATAGCACAGGCGACAATTAATACCTACCAGGGGGTCAGTGAAATTTGGGGTAACAAGTCTACGTTACCAGCACCGTTTGACGTAATACAAAAAGGGGTAGCGAGTATAGCGGTTTTACAAAGCGGTTTACAAACTGTAAAACAAATTAAGTCGGTACCAAAACCAAAAGGCGTTAAGGGGGGCGGCAGCTCTGGCGGTGGTGGCGTAGGTCAAAGCGCGCCAGCCTTTAATTTAATAGGCGGCACAGGTACAAACCAATTAGCCGAAACAATAGCAGAGCAAACAAACAAACCGTCTAGGTCGTACGTAGTAGCTGGCGACGTTACAACGGCCCAAGAATTAGAACGTAATACGGTAGAGGGCGCGGCTTTATAAAAACAAAATTTAAAATTAATACGTTATATAAATATGAAAATTATAGAGTTAATTATTGACGAAAACGACGAATACAGCGGCGTAGACGCTATAAGTTTAGTCGAGTACCCAGCCATAGAGGAAAACTGGGTCGCTTTAAACAAAAACGACAGAGAGTATAAATTTAAAGCTGTAGACGACGACAAGCGTATTTTAATGGGCGCGCTTTTAGTGCCTAACAAAATGATATACCGCAAAGACGGCGACGAAGAGTATTACATACACTTTACAAAAGCTACAGTAAAAAAGGCTAGCGAGCTTTATTTACAAAGAGGCAACGCAAACAACGCGACATACGAGCATATAAAAGAAGTAGAGGGCGTTTCGTTAGTCGAAAGCTGGATAGTCGAAGACAAAGAAAACGACAAAAGTAATTTATACGACCTAGACTTGCCAGTCGGCACCTGGGTAGGCGCAGTAAAAGTATATAACGAGCAACTATGGCAAATGGCAAAGGTAGACGGGTCAATTAAGGGTTTTAGTATCGAGGGTTTTTTCGCTGAAAAGGCGCAAAGGCCAAAAGAGCCAATAGCCGAAGACTTAAGCAAAGAGCTAAACGCAGCCTTTAAACTACTTGAAATTAAACAGTCGCTAATTGAAATGTCGGCTAAAAAAAAAATTGATTTAGACAGCTACAATGACTACCCCCAGGGCGCAGTAAATAACGCTAAACGCGCTTTAGACTGGGTAGAAAAAAACGGCTGGGGCAGCTGCGGCGAGGCTACAGGCAAAAAAAGAGCCAGCCAAATTGCAAACAAAGAAAAATTAACACGCGACACAATAGCACGCATGGCAAGTTTTAAAAGACATCAACAGCATAAAGACGTACCCTACAGCGAGGGGTGCGGCGGTTTAATGTGGGACGCCTGGGGCGGTAGCGCTGGCATAAACTGGGCCATAAACAAACTAAAAGAGCTAGACAATGAATAAAAGACGTAGACGAAATAGGGGCCTATACGGCATAGACAATACAAACAATGCGTCGCCAACTGGCGGCAGTAGGGCCTGTCTTTGTAAAGACGAGCAAACCTATAGTATTGACTGTTGCGACGGCTCACTATGGGCGCAAGGTATAGGACGTATAACAGCAATAGACGAATAAATGGACCATAAACAAATTATACAAACACTTACAGACAATATAAAAACTGTAAACGAAAATTTTGTAGTAGAATACGACATGCTAACTTATAATTTAATGGATAGCGAAGAGCTAGACGGACCAGAAATTGTAGAAGAGCTAGCCGAAACATACGAGCAGCTGACGGTTTTTTTAGACATACTAAAAGACAAAGCCGTAGAGCTAGAAGACAACCTAAAAGACTTATTATACTAAAAATGCAAAAAAAAACATACTAACGTTATATAATTATGAGTACAGAAAAAGTAGTATTTAACAAGCTATTTAAGGGCAAAACTAAATTGTCTAAAAAAGTAGATTTAGGACAAGTAGACGATTTAATGTCATTATACGACCAAAACTATATTTTAGAGGGGCAAATGCTAGACCAGAGAAATACAGTAAACGAGGCTGTCATCAAAGTAGAAAACGAAATAGCAAATTTAATAAGAGAGTACGAAGCTGGCGTAGAAATTTCTGAAAACTTACTAGAGAATAACAATAAAATGTCTCAAATTTTAGCAGATATAGACATCAGAGTAAGCGAGCTAGGCATTGACAGTTCAGACGTTGTACCAGACTATAATAAAATAGTAGACTTTATAGGTAATACCGAAGAGACAGTATTTTTTGACTATATTACTCAAGCTGCAAAAGATATTTTAAATAATAATTATTAATATGACTACAAAAAATAGAGTATTTAGCAGACTGTTTGACGAAAAAAAACACGCTGCGCAATTAAGAGCTGAAAAACGCAAAGAAGACAAACTACAAAAAGTAGCTCTAGGTTTAGTAGACGAGCTAGACTACGACTACCAAAGTATAGCAGACGAAACTAGTCGCCTATCTTATTCGGTAGACGAATGGTTTGACGAAAAATTTGACGTATGGTTTGATTTAGGCCGCGAAATTTACTCGGTATATTTTCAAAACAGCGAGGCATTTTTAACGCCAGACGACGTAGCAGACGACAGAGAAAAATTAATGAAAATTAGAGAAAAAGCCGAAGAGCTAGGCTTAACCGCTGAAGACGTCTACCCAGAATGGGACAACCACTTACAAGAAATTGACTACCTAGCAACACTAGACCAGCGTTTTATTATGCAACAACAACAATTTAGAGACGAAAGTAAAAGCGTATAATTATGAATACAAACAAAAACGTACTGTCTATTTTAGACAAATTTAAACCAGCAAAAGCCGCAGTAAAATTGTCGGCTATTAGCGATATTGAAGACAATATTGACAGTTTTGACTATGCCGAAAGCGACGCAAGCTATTTAGCTTACGAATTAGGCGACCAAACTATTGACGCTTACGACGAATTTAGAGCAAAATATAACTTAGACGACTTTGTAGTAAACGGCAACGCTAGATTTTTAAACGAGGCGGCAGAAATTTTGCGTAACGCTTTAAACGACCTAGAGGCTAAAAGCCAGGAATTGGGAATTGATCCAAGCGACGTATACGAAGACTTTTACGACTTAAAAGCTAGAGTAGACGCGGCAGACCAACTAGAAAAAGACGCAATAGAAAAATATAGAGAGGTTACCGACTATACAGGTATGCCAAACTTTTGGAATTAATAAACAATAATAAATTAATAAATATGAAAGCAACAGAAATGTTATCGCAAATTAAAACTTTGCTACGTGCTAGAATAGGTTTAGCACAAATGACGCTAGAAGACGGCGAAACAGTTATCGAGGCAGACGCTTTAGAGGCTGGGCAAGCTGTTTTTATAGTATCTGACGACGAGCGTATCGCTTTGCCAGTAGGCGAGTATGCGACAGCTGACGGCCAAATTGTAGTAGTAGCCGAAGAGGGTACTATCGCAGAGGTTAAGGACGCTATGGAAGTCGAAAAAATGGAAGACGACGAAGACGAAGAGAAAAAAGAAGAGCTAGAAGAGGTAGTAGTCGAAGACGTGCCAGAGGTAGCAGCCGAAGAGGTAGCAGCTATTGTAGAGGCTGTCGTCGAAGTAGTGGCGCCAGTTATTGAAGAGGTTAAAGAGCAAGTAGAAGAGCTTTACAGAAAATTTGAAGACCAAGAAGACAAAAAAGAAAAAATGTCTAGTCAAAAACCAGCTCGAAAGCCAATGAAACATAACCCAGAGGCAAAACAAACAGTAAAACAAAACTTATACAGTCAAGGTGCAAATTTCAATACAACCAAAGACAGAGTATTTAGTAAACTTTTTAAATAAAAAACAACAAACGTACAAATTAATAAAAAAATGAGAAAAACAAACTTACGTACAATTACAGGTAATGGGTCAGTAGATAGTATCACAACTAGCTACGAGGGGCAATACCTAGGCGAAATGATATCCGCAGCTTTATTGTCTGGGGACACTATCGACAAAGGCGGTATTACCGTTAAACCAAATGTAAAATACAAAGAAGTAATTAAAAAATTGTCTTCTACAGGTATTGTAGGCGACGCAACTTGCGACTTTACAGTTACAGCGGATCAAATTACACTAGAAGAGCGTATTTTAGAAATTAAGCCTTTCCAAGTAAATTTAGAAATTTGCAAAAAAGACTTTTTAAGCGACTATTTAGCTTTAGAAATGGGCAACAGCGCATACAAAAATTTGCCGTCTTCATTTGCTGACTTTATTATGGCTCACGTAGCAGCTAAAGTAGCAGAAAAAACAGAGCAAAATATTTGGGGCGGTCTAGGTACAAACCCTGGAGAGTTTACAGGTATTACAGTAGAGGCTTTAGCTGACGGTAACGTAAACGACGTACCAGGCGTAACAGCTACAGAGTTTACAGCTGCAAATATTGTAGAAGAGCTAGGCAAAGTAGTAGACGCTATACCAGCAGCAGTTTATGGTAAAGAAGACCTACACTTATATTTACCAACTGGCGCGTTTCAAAAATACGTTAGAAGTTTAGGCGGTTTTGGTGCAGTAGCTGGTAACGGCGGCGGCGCTAACGGCGTAGACAATAGAGGCTCACTTTGGTACGACAACGGCGGCTTAACTTTTGAGGGAATTAAAGTATTTAAGGCCCCAGGTATGCCAGCAGACCATATTGTAGCGGCTGAAAAATCAAACTTATTCTTTGGTACAGCTTTGCTAGACGACATGGGACAGACAAGTGCTAAATTGCTAGACATGGCAGACCTTGACGGCTCGGACAATGTCAGAGTAGTGCTACGCTTTCAAGCTGGCGTAAATTATGGAGTATCGCAAGATTTAACGCTCTATACTTTAGCATAATAAAACAAATATTTAATAAAATTAAGGGTAGGTAAGCTCAAAGCCTACCGCCCTTTTTTTTTAATAACACTAAAAAACATAAATTTATGAGCTGTAATACATTAAGTATAGGACGTACTTTACCTTGTACTAGCTCTGTAGGTGGCATTAAAGCCTTTTACGTTGCCAGCTATGGCACGCTAGGGGCCTTAAACGTAAGCGCAACTACAGGCGAGCTAGAAACAATAGGGGGTACGCCTACGCTATACAAATACGACGTAGAGGGTAGCAACGGTTTAGAGCAAGCTATAACGGCTAGCGCTGAAAACGGCAGCGTCTTTTACGATCAAACTTTAACGGTTACGTTGAAAAAATTAGACAAAGCGACGCAATTCGAGCTACAAGACTTACTAAAAGCTAGAACGCATATTTTTGTCGAAGACTACAACGAAAACTATTTTTTAATGGGCGCTACAAATGGGTGCCATAGCTCGGGGGGGTCCATAACAACTGGGCAAGCCTACGGCGACTTAAGCGGTTTTAGCGCTATTACTTTTAACGCGCAAGAAACGCTACCAGCATACTTTACGGCAGCAACTGTAGTTACTGACAATGAGAGTTCATCACAAATTGAGCCAGCATAATATAAGGGGTTAAATAGGTATATGCTACGGCTATAAAGAGGGCGCAGAAATGCGCTCTTTTTTTTTAAGCAAAAAACTAAATTATAACGTTATATAGATATGAAAGTATTAAAGCCGACAACTGACGAGCAAACGTTTTACTTTATACCGCAAAGTTACGAAATAACCGAGTTTTTAAGTTTTAGAGACGACCAAACTAACGAGACCGTAATTTATACGCCTACTATGGTACAAGAAAACGACTTTATTAAAGTTACTGGCGTTTTTAATTTAGTAGAGGGTCATTTTTACGACGTAGAGCTAGTTAAAGACTTTGACGTATGGAATACAAATTTAGACTTTTGGCAGCTTTCGCAAGACAACTGGGACGACAGCAAACCAATATTAAATTTTGTAGTAGATAAAATTTTCTGTACAGACCAAGACATAGACCAGGCGCAAAATAAAAGGTATAGCATAAATAAAGGCGAATACCAAACGCAAGACACTTTCGACAATGACTATATAGTATTATGAAAAAACAACAAAAAAAACCTAGCGTAAAAGGCGGTTTAAAATTTATAAACCTAAACACTTATACGTCGCCAGAAATTATAGAAGACAAACAACAAGCCTGGGTAAGCTATGGCTCTGACAATTTATACTATAGCTACCTAAACGACCTTTTTAACGGCTCGCCAACAAATTCGGCAGCTATTAACGGCATTTCGCAGCTTATAGCTGGGCGCGGCGTAGACGCTACAGACAGCAGTAAAAACCCAAACGGTTACGCTGTAATGAAAAAACTATTTACAGACGAGTGCTTACATAAAATAGCCATAGACTTAAAGCTATTTGGCCAGGCAAGCGTACAGGTAATATATAACCAAGAGCGTACGCAAGTCGCGCAAGTGGACCATTTTCCTATAGAAACGTTACGAGCTGAACGCATGAACGAAGACGGCGAAATTGAGGCTTACTACTACAGCAGCGACTGGGCAGACGTAAAAAACAAAAAAGAATTAAAGCGTATACCAGCTTTTGGTATGTCTAGCGAAAGCATAGAAATTTATTGTATTAAACCATACAAGCCAGGTTTTTACTACTATTCGCCTGTAGACTACCAGGGGGCAACCCAGTATATAGAAATGGAGTGCGAAATTTCAAATTTTCACTTAAACAGCTTACTTAACGGTATGGCACCGTCGCTTTTAATGAATATGAATAGCGGCATACCAGACGAAGAGACGCAACGCGAAATAGAACAAAAAATTTACAGTAAATATACTGGGACGTCCAATGCTGGGCGCATAATTTTAGCTTTCAATAATGGGTCCGAAGAGCAAGCGACAGTCGAAACTATACAGCTGTCAGACGCGCACCAACAATATAGTTTTTTAAGTGAAGAGAGTAGCCAAAAAATTATAATAGGCCATAGAATTACGTCGCCTATGCTACTAGGAATTAAAAACAATACTGGTTTAGGATCAAACGCCGAAGAGCTAGCCAGCGCTAGTATTTTATTTGACAATACCGTAATAAGACCATTTCAAGACCTTATTTTAAAATGCTTTGACGCAATACTAGCTTTTAACGACGTTAGCTTAAACCTATATATAAAGACCTTACAGCCGCTAGAGTTTATAGACTTAGAAAACGCTAGAACGGTAGAAGAGGTAGAAGAGCAAACAGGGCAAAAATTGTCTATGTCGGCTACAGAAATAGACGGCAAAACGGCTTATAGCACAGTAGAAGAGGCCGAGGCAGCAGCCAAAGAAATAGGCTGTAAAGGACATCACACACACGAACAAGACGGCGAAACGTGGTACATGCCATGCGAAACACACGACTTTAAAGCGCCATGCTGGGACGGCTACGAGCAAATAGGTACAAAAATAAAAGACGGCGAAACGGTGCCTAATTGCGTACCATTGAGCGACGCCGACAAAATACGTGAAGAGCTATACAAGCGTTTAATGACAATAGGCGAAGACGAAGACCTAGAAAATTACGACTTAATAGACGCCAGGCCAGCAAACGAATACGACAGCGTTTTACATAGCAGCTTAAATTTAGCTAGCACAGTAAGAAGTACGCCAAGTAAAAAGAGCGACCAAGACACTTTAATACTAAAAGTACGCTACGCATACATGGGCAATAATAACCCCCAGCGCGAATTTTGTAAGAAAATGTTTAACAACAAAATATACCGCGTAGAAGACTTAGACAGCGACAACCCAAACTATAACGGTAACGCTGACGGCGTAAACCCTGGCTTTGGTATAGACGGCGCAGACAGCTATAACGTCTTTTTGTACAAGGGCGGTCCGAATTGCCGCCACTACTTCGAGCGTAGGGTTTATTTAAGAAAAAATAACAAGAAAATTACAGTTACAGAGGCTATTAAAAAAATTAACGAGCTAGACCCAAGTTTAAGGTCCGAGGCGCGTATAATTAAAAACCCAAAAGAAGTAGCTATGTACCCAGCAAATATGCCAAATAACGGATATTACAGATAAAACTATGGCAACAGCATTATTTATAAATAGAACAGACTTAGTAAAAAACACTATTATAAACGGCAACGTAGATACCGACTTATTTATACAGTCAATAAAATTAGCGCAGCAGACGCATATTTTGCAGTATTGCGGCAGCGCGTTATATGATGAAATTTCTAATAAAATACTAACTAGCAACGTAGACGCGGACACAGAGGCCCTACTACAAAACTTTTTACAACCTATGCTTATACATTTCGCTATGGTAGACTACTTGCCTTTTTGCTCGTACCAAATTAAAAACGGCGGTTTATTCAAAACAACCAGCGAAACAGGCGCAAACGTAAGTAAAGACGAAGTAGACTATTTAGTACAAAAGCATCTAAGTAGCGCGCAGTTTTATACTAGGCGTTTTATTGACTTTATGAGTTTTAACGCGTCGGCTAAATTTCCTAAATATTTTGAAAGTAAAAACGAGCAACTGTCGCCAGAAAAAAGCGCGGCGTTTACAGGCTGGGTACTATGAAAAAACAATATAAGATAAAAAGTATAAATGTAAAAAAGCTAGTAAGCTATTTACGTAAAGAAAAAAAACAAAAAAATGAGTGCATTAACAGGTAAAAAAATATCGCAAACGTACGAGGGTTTATTAAAAACTAGCGACGAAACGCCTTTGTCGGCAACGCCTAAAGCAATTACAGACGGTTTAGGCAACAGCTCTGGGGTTAAATTAGATACTGGCGGCAATTTAGACGTCACAGGTATTATGAGCTTTGGATCAATAAAAGACAGAGACGAAGACGTTACTATTAATAAGTTAGTAGACGAGGCAGACGGCATAGCTAATAATGACGACGACACTAGCTTACCTACTAGCGCAGCTGTAAAAGACTATGTAGACCAGACAGTAACAGCCGAAGACTTAGACTTTAGCGGTAATAGCGGTACTGGCGACGTAGACTTAGACAGCGAGGCGTTTGAAATAACAGGCTCTAACGGCATAACAACAACCGCTTTAAACAATACCTTAGACATTGACGGTAGCACGTTAGAAACGTCTATAAACACTAATACAAGCGACATTTCAACAAACGCTACTAATATAACAGCCAATACTACATTAATTAACGAGCGTACAGCTGGCATAACAATAGGCGAAACAACTGGAGGCGACAGGGCAAAAGACTTTACGTTTCAAACTGTAAATTTTGGCGGTACCCCAAATAGTCAGTTTATTATGAGCCAGCAAGGCAAGTTTACTACTAAAAGTTTAAAAGTAGAAAACGCCCTTGAAAGTACGGCAACCGAAAATAAATTTTTAAATAATGGTAGAGTAGAAATAGGCTCAAACCAACAAACTAGCGGCTCTAGTAATTTGTCTTTAGGTTTAAACAATGTTAATATAAGTAATTACGCTTTTGTAAGTGGCACAGGTAACGCAATACGAAGCTCTGTAAATGGTTTTATAGCTGGGCAAGGCAATAGCTTAGACGAAAGCCCAGAGGGTATAGCTTTAGGCGAAAAAAATAGTTTAAATGCTGCGGCTAGCTCTATATGTATAGGCGAAAAAAATAATATAGACGGTACTAGCGTAACACAGTCTTCGGTACGCTCGCAAGCGTTTGGATATGGCAATAATGTAGAGGGTTATTCTAGTATGGCAGTAGGCGGTCAAAACCAAATTTCTACCGCTCAAAATGGTTTTGCTTTTGGTTTTAAAAACAATATAGGCGGCGACAGTACAAATTTTGCAATAGGCGAAAGCAACAAACAATTACTCGGTAGAGGTGGTTATATGATAGGCGGCAACCTAAACGGTAAAACAAATACTATGGTTATAGGCTACAGAAATGACACTACTAAAAGACCAACGCCAGACCAAACAAAAGGCTTATCTGACACTCGTTTTGAAATAGGGGTAGGCGACGTAAACGACCATACAGCTATGATAATTACAGAGGGCGGCGCAACAATAAGCGGCGTACCGCAAATAGCTAGAATAATATTACCTACAATAGTAGATTTTGACTTTTCAGACGACACCGCCGCGGCAGCTGGTGGTATACCTGTAGGCGGTTTATACCATAAAAACGGCGACTTAAAAATTAGAACAAGTTAATAAAATGAGCCTTACAGACTTAAAAATATACGCATTAAACTTTAGCAGTCTAGCAATAAGCATGACAAGCATAGACTTAATTTTAAAACTTACTCTTTTAGTAGTTACTATAGGATATACTATACATAAATGGTATTTAATGAGTAAAAAAAATAACAAATAATGGGTTACGGAAAAATATATGAAACTACATACTTTGGCCAAGTTAAAGAAAACGGCTACGGTAAAAT